AGCAGGGTGGTTGACAGCTGAACCCGACGTGGGTAGAGTGGCTCATGGGATTCCCGCCAGGGTGGACAGACTTAAATGCCTCGGGAACGCCGTAGTGCCGCAGCAGGCATACCCGATTTTCAAGGCATTGATGGAGGACATTTTGAGATGAGTGGCATATATAAGCTAATCGTCAGCGGGATAGACGGGAACGGCTTTCAGTACATATCTGGCATGCTTGAGCCGGAACGGCTGGATTCTAACGGATTCCGTATCGGAAAAGCGTTCAGCGTAGAGATTTACCACGGTAAAAATGAATCGAGTCTCTGGACGTTCCAGTGGATCGGCGGGGCACCGCACAACTGGACGCGCATAAAAACATTCCGGGACGAGATCATTGAATTGAGTGAAGTCCCCGAACTGCTCAAAAAATACGGTCTGATATCGGAGGAAGACGCGCTATGACAACAAAACATATCGTGCGGGCGCTGCGAGAAGAATGTAAAACGTGCAGCGAGAGATTAGTTTGCAAGAATGGCACAAACTTAGTCGGATTTTACTGCGCGAACAAGGATGCCGCAGACCTGATCGAGCGGTTGACCGCAGAGAACGCGGCGGAGGAAGGAGACAACGATGGAAAAGAAAATTCTTGACGCTACGTGCGGAAGTAGGTCGATTTGGTTTAACAAAAACCATCCTGCCGCGATTTACTGTGACGCAAGAAATGAATCCTATACGGGCGTTTGGAGAAGTACAAAAAACGATTCGGAACGTACCTGTGTTATCGCACCGGATATCCAATGCGACTTCACGAGACTGCCGTTTTCCGACAACACATTCGCGCTTGTTGTGTTCGACCCACCGCATCTGGAACATGTTGGAGAAGATGCTTGGTTGCGCAAGAAATACGGTGCACTGGATGATAGTTGGCCACAAATGCTGCACGATGGGTTTCACGAGTGTATGCGCGTGCTGAAGCCAGATGGTGTCTTAATTTTCAAGTGGTCGGAAATACAGATACCGGCTAAAAAAGTGTGGGAGGCAATCGGAGAGAAACCACTGTTCGGGCACAGAAGCGGAAAGCAGGCGAAAACATTTTGGGGATGCTTTATGAAATTAGGTTTGCCGGAAGATCCGGAGGAAGGGGGCAAGACAGATGCTTGATATTTGCCCAATCTCGCTCGCGGAGGCGAATGCGTTTGTAGAAGAACATCACCGCCATCATAAGCCGGTCGTTGGACATAAATTTTCCATCGGCTGCACGGACGGCTGCGCCATTTTGAGGAAAGCGGCTGACCGGATCGAGCGCCTGACCGCCGAGAACGCGGCGCTGCAGGAGAAATGGCTATGGAAACCTGTTTTTGACGGGGGCCCAGAAAGAGAAGGCTGCTATCTTGTTACTGTGCGTCACTGGCTTGATGGGGCCCCTGTGGCCAGAGAGGCATTCTGGAACGGAGTAGACTGGCTTTCTTGTGAACGAAGGCACGAGATTACGCCGAGGGTGACACACTGGATGCCGCTGCCGGAAGCGGCGGAGGAAGGAGAAAAGGCATGAAAGCTGTTTTAGTCAGCATCCGACAGAAGTGGTGCGAGAAGATCATAAGCGGTGAGAAAACGATTGAGGTGCGCAAGACGCGCCCGAAGCTGAACCCGCCGTTTAAGTGCTATATTTACTGCACAAAGCCGGAGGAAAAACTGCTCGCCATTATGAAAGACGGCGATGAGAATTACGGCGAGACTTATCATGGAAAACCGGTTTTCATAAAGACGGAAAAAGCACCGACCACTGGCATATTGGATATGCGGCAAAAGGTTATCGGGGAATTTCTGTGCGATCAGATCATCAACATTAACGGCGCGGAAAGGATTCCGTCGGATGTTGCGCGGCCAACCTGCCTAGAACCTGCGGAGCTGCACCAGTATCTCGGAGCTGCCACCGGCTTCGGCTGGCACATATCCAACCTCAAGATTTACGACACGCCGCGCGAATTGGACGACTTCAGACGGGCATGCAAAAATGACTGGTGGTGTGAGAGCTGCGCTATGTACAGTGAGTATAACGGGACCTGCGGCAATGGTAGTTTGCAGATTCGACGCCCGCCGCAGAGCTGGTGCTATGTGGAGGGAGACACGTGAGCTACAATATTTCGTTCAAGGTCAAAGTCGAAGGAGTTGATGCCTACGTCCCAGTTGGTACGTGCGGCGAAAATATAACGTGGAACGTCCGGAAAATTATAGAGAAGTCGACGGGGCTGGAATGGAAGAACTGCCAGAACAACGGGCTTTGCGTGGACGTAATTCCGAAAATCGAGGCTGGCTTGAGAAAGTTGGAGCAGAGCCCCGACAAATTCGAAGAATACGAAGCATCGAACGGATGGGGAACGGTAAAAGGGACAGCACAATTTTTCCGGAACATTCTCAACGATTGGAATGATTTCCAGCAATGGTATGAAGAGCTTGTTCCGGTTGCGACGTTTTGGATTGAATAGGAGGGGCTATGGAAAGACTGACGTTTGATGGAAACTTCTGCGACATCGCGCAGTGCAGCTTGGACGATCTGCTCCGCGCGGCTTATGTGGAGGTACGGGGCAATGAGTGATAAATACATCCTACGTTCCGGCGCAATCGATGCGATCAAGCGGAACGCCGGGACTTTGTATACGAGAGAAGCGGAGTTCTTGCTTCAAAAAGTCATTTTTCTGCTCAAACATGCTCCCGCAGCTGACGTTGTGCCGGTGGTGCGGTGCAGGGCCTGCAAGTATCGTGTTGATGCGACGATTAACGCTAACGGTTTTCTCATCTGCGACATCAGCGATATGGAGATTACACCGGACGATTTTTGCAGCTATGGGGAGGCAGAATGAGTGGGCTGCGGTTTGAGAGCATGGCAGATATGCCGCCGAGGATGCGGGAGCTTTACGCGAAGCAGGCGCGCGACCTCTCAGGCGCTGCGGCGCCAGCTCCCTTTGCGAAGGGGAGCCAAGGGAAAACGAAATACGGAAGCCAGAAGGCAGAGCGCGGTACAATCCGCTTTGACAGCCAGAAGGAGGCGCGGCGCTACGACGAGCTGATGGTGATGCTGCGCGGAGGGATCATCACAGATCTGCGGCTGCAGCCACAGTTTACGCTCCAGGAAAGCTATCTCACGGAGCGAGGAGAACGCATCCGCGCGATCCGCTACACGGCCGACTTCTCGTACCGATTCGGCGGGAAGCTGGTGGTGGAGGATGTCAAAAGCGGGCCGACGCGGACGAAGGAATATCTGAGGAACCGGAAAATGATGCGATCCAAATACGGGATCGACATACAGGAGGTGTGAGGCTTGGCGGAAACAAGGGACCCGTGCACGCTGCCGAAGGACATGCGCTGCTGCGCTGGCGGAATCGGATACGCTTACGTGTGCCACGGATGCGGGTGGATGGCAGCAGAGCAGGAGCGGCGGAACGCACTGCCGCTGGTAAAGGACGAGGACGGCCTGTGGCGCCGGCACGTTGGAAATGGCAATCAGCCGGAAGGAAAAGAAAATTGATGGACTTATGGCCTGCCGCTTTGCCATGAGACGGCAGGAAAGGAAACCGGCTTTGCATCCTGCGCACGGTCGTCTGCAAAAGGCCGTGCGCAGGACATCATAACAAAAAGGAGCGGTGAGAATGACATTCCAGCGAAAAACGGCTGAACGATTTTTGACGCCGACGGCGGTGAGAATCCGCATCACAAAGCCGGTGGAGCTGTTCCCGGAGCTGCGGCCGACGGTCGGGGCGGTATATGATGCGGAGCGGTGGCCGTCGTACACGTCGCCGGTCGGCGGCTATGTGATCGTAGTCGGCGGGAAGCGGATAAACATACGCAGAAACGAATGTATTGAGGTATAGGAGGTAAAAGGCATGGCGCAAATCATGGAACTGTTTTCGGCGGAGCTGGCCGATTTTGTGAAGGCATACGAAAAGGAGTATTGGCGGGTGGATTTTCACGGGGAGAAATATCCGCCCCGGATCGTGATGGAGCGCGTGGAGCCGCCGCTTTTCGCGCAGGGAGAGGATGAGACGCCGGGCGGGCGCGGCCTGATCCAGATCATCGGGCGGCCGGAGATGCAGGTGGTGACGAGTGTGAAACTGCAAATCGGGAAGAAATATCTGACAAAGATGGTAAACAGTGCGGGGAATCTTTTGGGGCTGTTTCTGCACGGGTTTATGCAGGAATGCGACGAGCTGAAAGAAGGCGCTGCGCGCTGAACGCATGGCAGGAGGTATCCTGCCATGCTTTGAGCGACACAGAGAAACGTGGAGGGCTTGAGATGGTAAGACGACATAAGCGCAGAATTTTTTCCGGGCACGTATGCGAGCAGATCGTTTACAGCGTGGCGGCAGGTGCGGAGCTGAAGACCAGCCGGCCAAGAAAGCCGCGCTTTGCGAACAAGGCAGAGCGCGCGGAATTCAATCGCAAGAACTCGGAGCGGAAGTTTGCGGCGCTCGTGAACGCAAACCGCGACCCCGTGGCGGAGAA